AGATACTATGCACGGAATGGGTGTGGCCAATTTGGATACTACCAAAGGACACTTGGGTGATTTGGCTAATGCTTATCTGGGAAGCGGTGGATACAACGAACTGGTGAAACCGGCAGGGGGATATTCGGCATTGCCAATTACAATGAGTTCCACAGGAGATGAGACATCGAGTGTGTGTATTACAAACAGGGAGTACATTGGTGATATTTTCGGACCAGAGACCGCAAATTTTAACAATCAGGCGTATTCAATCAACCCGGCATTACCAGGGGTATTTCCATGGCTTAGTCAAATTGCATGCAATTATGATGAATACGAATTTGTGCAACTTGTGTTTGAATACCATCCTACAATTAACGAAACATCGACAGCAAGTTCTGGTCAAAGTGGAACTTTGATTATGGTGACAGATTACAATCCATCACATGCACCATTCAGTGACAAAGAGCAGATGATGCAATATCATGGCGGACAAAGTGACAGGGTAACGGCCCTATCTATCCATGGAGTGGAATGTGACCCAAGTAAAAGTTCAAACATGCGTCGTTATACGAGAGTGAATCCTGTGGTACCTGGACAAGATGTGAAGAATTTTGATGTTGGGTTGTTTCAGATTGGAATTAATAATATTCCAAACGCATTTTACAACCAACAGCTTGGAGAACTATGGGTTTATTACAAAGTAATGCTGCATGTACCGAAATTGGGATCAGCACGCGGAAATTCAATTCAACAGGACATATTCGTATCAGATGCGCCATATGGAGCGGGAGCAAGTGGAATGTCATCACTGTTTGTTCCCTTGAACACCGTGAAAGCACAGCAGAACAATCTCGGTTGTACAATAATTACGGATACTATGTCAGAACCGCAAGCTCAATTGTTTAACGTATTATTTCCAGCGAATGCTACAGGAGATTATGAAGTAGAGGTTTTATTTTCATCTGACAATTACAGGTGTCAAATGGTAATGCAGACCGATCCAGAGACCCCAGGAGAACCATTTACATATGGACAATGTCTCCCAGTGTATGATGTTTTACCGACTACATTGGGATATGGTTACAACTGGTACATCCGATCATTGGAAGGACCAGTATTTTCATACGAGGACGCTGGGACTGGAGTAACAGTTAATTTTGCCGCGCATATTTACATGTGTAAAATGCATGTCAGATGCCGGGCAGCAGTAGGTGGCGGGAACAATTATTTGAGCTTTGCACTGAAAGCATTTCAGCAAGACGGAAAACCAAGTGTCGCGAATGTAGCGGATATGCAAATGGTGATTAAGGTTACAGAAAGGAACTCGACATTCGCACAATCAAGCACGAACCCTGCGCCAGTTCTAATTGACGCGAATGGGTTACAGACAAACATGACCCCAGCTATTGCAATGCCTTAGAATAAACATAACATGACAATAGTAGACTACCGAATAGTTACATGCTAGAAAGATAAGCTTGCATGTCAGTATAAAGCACAACTTTAAAGCGACGCAAAATAGGCTCTAGCTCACCAGCTTCATCAGTCCAAAGTTCATTTGGATGATAGTTGCTGGTGATTATAATCTTTTTCGGTCGGATAACTTTCGAACCACCCTTGTACTCGGCAACAAACGGATAACCACCAGCCCATTGTTTGAGATGGTCAACAAGCACTGAGTGATGCTTGCTGAAGTCATCGAAAAGAACAAACTGTTGGAATAGATAATTATCCCACCATTTGTTACCACTTTTGATATACAAATCAGAAGAGTAGTCAGGATGAGAATGAACATAACGAGTTTTGCCACAACCAGATGGACCATGAATCCATATGTTTTGCTCGCCAACATAATCTTTGGGTACACTTGCCAGATAACGTTCATGATGCGCTTGAGCAATTCTCATATGGAGGAACCGCGACTGAGGGTCCATTTGGTCAAAGTTTCCAGTCGTGGCTGCTTCGAGATTCCGGACCCATCGAAGTTGCTCGCCTTTTCCTTTCTTTTCCGGTGAAAGAGGGCGATTTCCTCGTTCGAAAAGACATTTTCCGTCCTTTTCGCAGTAACGGATAGCTTGCTCGGTGGTTGAATACACGGACTGCGGCTCAATGTGGGACGGGGCAACGGCACGTCGGAGCGACTTGAAGGTACGAGCGTTGCGGAACCACAGGAAACACTGGCCGTGTTTTCGTCCTGTTGATGGGCAAATCTCTTCGCCGATGTAAATGTAGTCGCAGTCGAGGGACTTGAACTTGTCGAGTTGAGTGGTAGACGCTTCTTCATCGAAGATGGTTGCACACCAACCCCTCGAACGGGAGTCGTCATTGAAGACGCGGGCCTGGTGAAACGATCGGCGAGTAGTAGAAGACGAAGATCCTTCGGTCGAAACCAAGGAAGTATCAGTATTAAGAAGTTTAACAGGTACCATTTTACGAGTAACCTTAGAACGTTGCTTGACTTCGCGATCGATAGATTCGAAACGTCGATGAGCGGAGGAGATTTCGTCTTCAAGGTTACCACGATACGAAAGCTTAGAAGGAACGGCCTTTACAAAGGTTACTTCGGGATCTGGGAATTGGGATTCGACAATCCGTCGAACTTTGTTTGATACTGGTCCAATGCCATCGAGATAATCTTCTGCGGTGGTAAGCGATGCAAGCTGAGAATCATCAGCAGCAGGATCAACAACTGGTACATAATCATCAATCGAATCGTGATTAGGATTATGGACATCTTCGTAATCTTGGGTAAGATCATAAGGATCATACTGAGAGTTATCGCATTGAGAAGAGGACATGTTTGCATTAATTGGAGTTGTACAACAAAATCTACAAAATTTTGAGGTACCTCCAGCTGGTTCCAAGATTAAAATGAACCAATGAGAGGTCACCTCTAGCTGGTTCCAAATCAAATTTAACCAATCAGGATAGAGTAACAATTTGAAAATGGTAGTTCCCGGACATGGAAATTTCCATGGAAATGGATAAATTGGATACCCAAAAACACGTCCCAGCATTCGTAAATGGGTAGATTTCTACCCAAAAACACGTCCCAGCATTCGTAAATGGGTAGATTTCTACCCAAAAACACTCCCCAGTATTCGGCCGGGGCACTCCCCAGCATTCGGACAACGTCATAGCATAGGCCCGCCGAGCGCAGCGGAAAGGTGTATGTTTTTAAATCCCAGACCGCCGTCAGGCGGGCGCCTCCGGAGGACCGTCGGAGACTTGCCCCCCGCAGGGGCCCCCGGAGGGCCGCCGGAGGCATGCTCGCCGCAGGCGCCCCGCTGGAGGCGTCCCCGCCGGAGGCGGCCGCCGGCAGGCATGCCCCCCGCAGGGGCCCCCGGAGGGCCGCCGGAGGCAAGCCCGCCGCAGGCGCCCCCCGGGAGGGCCGCCGGAGGCTTTTTGAAAAGCTGCCGCAGGCCCCCGCCGGAGGCGCCGCCGGAGGCAATGCCCCCCGCAGGGGTCGCGCCGAAGGCGGCCGCCGGCAGGCATGCCCCCCGCAGGGGCCCCCGGAGGGCCGCCGGAGGCAAGCCCGCCGCAGGCGCCGCCGGAGGCCAGCCCGCCGCAGGCGCCGCATGCGCATTTTAAAAATTTTAGAGTACTGAAATTTAATTAATTAAAACTAAGCCATGACATAATTAGCAAAATCTTGTTGACGAATTCTGCTTCGCGCGCGTGCAAAGTAATGATGCACAAGGCGTATGAGACGTGGAGCGCGGGCAAATGGGAACAAATTACGTTCGCGTGCGTATTGCATGATAAGTGAAGTCGTATCTTCAGCGAGTTCTCTGTCTCCAATGAAATCATAATGAAGGAGATTATTGAAAACGTGAAAAAATTCATACAAGTTATCTTTTAGGTCAGAAGCAAATGACACTCCATTTGTATGACCATAATGTGCCATGTATTCTGCAAACAAACGCATTTCCGATTCCGTACTTCTTGTTGACGGAACGAATCTAATCGGACGATTCCTTGTATTTCTAACATAAGCCATGGAGTTTGCGTGAGCAAATGGAATAGAAATGAAGTTATAAAAATATTAAAACTAGGTCGTAGTAATACCTATAGACCTAGTGTGCGGTGTCAACCGCACATATTTTTATAACACACGAGGTACGAAGTGTAATGATATTTAGAACAAAAACGAACTATACAACTTCATTCTCTTTAAAAATCTCTTCTCAAATATGTATAGTTCTTCTGGACGCGGTGGTAGCCGTTCTAAGAGTGCTCGAACGTTTGCTAGCAGGCTTCGAACACGCTCACGGCCGGCCACCCGTTCACGTACCCGCGGAAAAGGTCTGTACACCGGTCACGGATTGTACACCGGACGCGGTAAATACGGATTTGACACGTTGAAACGTGGCATTGGTATGGCACGAAGTGCTTACCAAAAATTCGTACCAGAAAGCCAACGGAAAGCACTTGCGTCGGCGGCCAGGGATATTGTTCGAACGGGCATAGATACTATGCACGGAATGGGTGTGGCCAATTTGGATACTACCAAAGGACACTTGGGTGATTTGGCTAATGCTTATCTGGGAAGCGGTGGATACAACGAACTGGTGAAACCGGCAGGGGGA